AAAGAAGACTGCGTGAAATTGGAACGTTCCAGAATTTTGGAACATTTATTCGAACATCCGGAATTTCCCGGAAGCGCGCGGCGCGTAAATTCCGGGAGTTCCGGAAAATGTGTGAAATTAAATTCCGGAATTGAATGTAGCTGTGTGGCCAGCTTCATGTGTTTTTCAAAGGAACAACTGAGCCCGCTTTTAACTAAAGATTGGGCCAACCAATGCGTTCCAGTCCGTCCCGTCCCCACAATGTAGATTTTGGACATTTTTTATTCGTTTTTTACATTTCCAATAAAAACATGCATTGGCGCCGCTTTACTTCATTTGCCATTTATCGCCACACAAATTACAACAACTTTTTTAGTTAACGATAACCATGTTTATTTAGAACATTTTAGTACACTCCTAGAACATATCCGCGCAAATGATGCGCATGCGGGTTGTCAGTCTGGAAAATCCTCAGGCGCCTCCAGGGCTCTTCGCCGCCTTCAGGGGCGACCTGGTCATAGTTCACGTAGATCAAGTTAAGCCCAGGATTCAAGTCGGAAGGCTGCAAATCACGGATAATCTTCAAAAGTTTGGCGTGGGCATCAGGTAAAGGCTGGTCGTAAAGAACACCTTCCTTTGTGTAATAATGGGGGTTGAAGCGGACGTACAGGGGAACCCCGCGCGAAATATTCCGCACTTGAAATAAAAGGTAATGGCACAAGCACCGCCATCAGGCCATTTCTGTAAAGATATCGTACCTTCCAGCGAACTACCTTTAGTCCAGGCTGACGGCGGGTTTGAAGAACCTGTAAGACAAGTTCTCCAGGCCGCTTGGTTAAAAGGAAAAGAATGGAAACAAGGGCAAACAATTGTTATAAAGTTTTTGGAAGGGACTGAGGATCAAAAAAAATTGGTTAGACGTGTGGTCGATGAAAACTTTGCGCCTTTGATCAACCTTAAATTAGAGTGGCAAGACGAAGAGTATACAGGAGACGCTCAGATAAGAGTAACTTTTGATCCTTCAAATGGCGCATGGAGCTATTTGGGTACAGATGCGCTTGATGTGACCGACCAGGCCGAAGCAACACTCAATTTGGGTTGGCTAGATCTACCAGGGGAAGTTGAAGAGTCTAAAAACAGAGGGTGTTGCTATGGAGTCGTTCTACACGAGTTTGGACACGGATTGGGAGGCTGGATTCATGAACACCAGAACCCGATTGATAACCCCTTGCCAGAAATCTGGAATATGGATGTGATTATAAAAGATTTGTCGGGGGGCCCAAATTTCTGGGATGCCGAGACCATAGAGGCCAATATGTTTGAGACCTATTCAGTTTCGCAAGTGCGTGGGACTGCTTATGATCCTAAGAGTATAGCTCATTATTTTTATCCAGCAACGTGGGTTAAGACTGGTGAGGCTTTGTTGGGGAACCAGAATTTGTCAGACAAGGATAAGCTTGCTCTTTCTATGGAGTATCCTCGAGCCAACAATGTTCCTTCTCCTCTTAGTGATCCTTACGCTGAATCGAGCAACCAGTCAGTTACCCAATCCCAACTACAGCTTCAAGCTCTTTCACTAGGCTCCACAGGCTCCGCGACCTCACTCGCGCCCCTTGATGTAACAGTACCCCCATGCCAGGGCGGAACTTTGGCGCAAAATCCAGCTGTCCTCACATTCATCATTATTGGAACCCTTGCGCTACTGGTCGGTGCAGGGATCCTCATCTACGCAAATTTCAAAAAGCGAAAATCATGAATTTTTTTTGTGTTCTGTAAAATTAAAACTACAAACTAACATGCCTGGATGCAATCGATCTCGTGCAAGTGCAATGAAGGCCCATGCCAAGAAAGCCGCCTCTCGAAAAATGGCCAGCCTCCGTCAAGCGCGTAAGGCTAGCAAGGCTCACAGGGCTCGAAGGGCTCGTCAACAGCAGCAAGGAAACCGAGGAAATCAAAATCAAGGTTACCCGAACCAGATGAATGGGCAGATGAATAATTACCAAAACCAGATGAATGGGCAGATGAATCAATTCGGGAACCAAGTTAACCAATTTGTTGATCAATTCGGAAATCAAGTCAACCAGCTAAACGGTTTCAACAATGTGGTTGACCAAATCAACAATGGATTTTTGCCAAATGCTGACCAGTCAAACAACCAGAACCAGCAATGGGTGAACCAGAATCAAAATGGAATTCCCAACCAATTTAACCAAAACCAGAACCAGCAATGGGTGAACCAGAATCAAAATGGAATTCCCAACCAATTTAACCAAAACGAGAACCAGCAATGGGTGAACCAGAACCAAAATGGAATTCCCAACCAATTTAACCAAAACCAGAACCAACAATGGGTGAACCAGAACCAAAATGGAATTCCCAACCAATTTAACCAAAACCAGAACCAGCAATGGGTGAACCAGAACCAAAATGGAATTCCCAACCAATTTAACCAAAACCAGAACCAAAATGGAATTCCCAACCAATTTAACCAAAACCAGAACCAAAACCAAAATGGAATTCCCAACCAATTTAACCAAAACCAGAATCAAAATGGAATTCCCAACCAATTTAACCAGAACCAAAACCAAAATGGTATTCCTAACGCTCTGAACAACAACACCAACTCCTATCCCAACTCTGGCAAGGGCTGGAACTGCAATTGTGGTCCCAAAGCCATGATGGGTGCCGGTGTTGCTTGGGGCTATGCTGGTGGTAATGCTGGATGTTCCAGCTGCCCTGGGGGCACGTGTACGACTGGTCCATTTAACCCTGCCTTGGGTGTGTCTTGCAGTGGTGGGAACATGAACTTCGCTAAGGCTAGTCCCGGATCATACTACATGGCTGGTATGCAAGCAAACGCATGTGCAATGCAAGCTGCAGGAGCTGCTCCCATTGCTTCTTACGCTGCTCTGGCCTAAGCTAGCTTAATCAGAGTTCCAAAATTTATTAAGTCGTTCTTGGAGTGCGGAAAATTCTTCGTCGACGTTGAATTGCTGGACGCGCAGGATATTGAAAGTGGCGAAAATGACGGGCCATAGTTGGAGTGCGAGGTAAGGCGTTGCGTCTTTCAAGACTCGAAAGTAATCGTTGACTTCGTCGCTTTTGCGTCCACGAGTGAAGAAGGGTACGTTAGATAGTTTGGTGGGGCTAAGTTGCGCCACTTTTCTCATGGTGCTGCCAAGATTTTTGATCTTCATCCTGACGGTCCTTGCGGGCTTTGAGCGCTTAGTGCTTTAATAAAACCAGAACTTATACTTTGCAAAGAATTGGAAAGAGTGTCCACGCTGCCTAGGCCCTGTGCGATTTCTCGAAGGTGGACTAGCGTGAGATTGTAAAAGTTGCTAGTATCCCTGCTAATTTTGTCGAAATAGTGATGCATGAGTCGCACGGCGTAGTACGAAATTAAAGTAAGTGCGGCGAGCCATAGGAGGCCCCAGACGCCTGTGGAACCAATCCAGAACTCGCCTCGTTGTCTTATCTCGGTACTGTCATCATCCTGGTTAATATAGGTCTGAAACCAAATCATAAGTCCTAGGACTATTACTGACCACACAATAAAGGTTATAATATATTTTTGTTTTTGCGGAAGTGTTGTAGCCATTTATTTTTTAAGAAGAGGATTTGCGAAACGTGAGTATAGATCCAAGTCCAACTGATGTCTTCATTTTGGTTCTTGGGTCCGAAGAGGATGAGGATGAGGAAGAAGAGGATGACGGAGTGGGTCTTTTGGATCGGGCTTTGCGTTTTCGGGTGAACTTTTGGGGTTCCGCGGGTTTGCACGCAGCGGACTGAACAAACTGAGAAAACATGCTTTTGGATCCCCTTGCCTGTAGGTCATCCAAGAGATCGTGTTGAGACGACGTCGGTGGTGCCACTTCTTCCACACACATGTGTGTGGACACAAACGGAGGTTTGACAATCCGTACCCTGACCATGTGGAAATTGGCGCGAAACTGCTGAATGGTGAGAGTTCCTCCAAACATACGCAGTCGGATGGTTGGTGGGGCTGGTTTGACCGCGCTGTGAATTCCGAAGACATTCCTAAGCATGTGGTGAAAGTACAACATGCGCCGGCTTGTCAAGTAAGGTTCGCGTTCAATCAAGTAGGCCTTGGCACAGTTGGCTGAACAAAAGATTCCATAGACTGAATAGAGGTCAAGATCTTGATAATAATCGTTAACCACCGGGATCGGCGTAGTCTCGAAGGTGTGCACGCAATGCCAACAAGCATATCCTTCCGGTGGCCGCTCCGGCCAATTCGGACCTTCTAGGCAGGGATGAGACAATCTCGGATGATGTTCCACATTTTGACCCAATTTGTGCCGCACATAGCTTGAACAGTTGGTCACTCGCGGCACAATTTTTAGATCGCGATTTAAGTAGCACTCTTCATCGTTAATGAATATGGATGATGCGGATGCGGATGTGGATGCGGATGCGGTTTTGGTGTTTGCGGTTGCTTCTGGCATAATTCTTCTTTGTGCTGTTGGTGTGTTTAGGAAAAGATAATGGAACCTGCGTCTGCACCTGCTTCTTCACCCACACAAGAGTCCAAAATTGGAAAGATTTTGGAACCCGCCAAGGAACCTGCGAAGACCAAGGAACCCGCGAAGACCAAGGAATCCGCGAAGACCAAGGAACCCGCGAAGACCAAGGAATCCGCGAAGACTAAGGAATCCGCGAAGACCAAGGAATCCGCGAAGACCAAGGAATCCGCGAAGACTAAGGAATCCGCGAAGACCAAGGAATCCGCGAAGACCAAAGAATCCGCGAAGACCAAGGAATCCGCGAAGACCAAGGAACCCGCGAAGACCAAGAAGCGCAGAAAGGAGGCTGAGCCCACCAAGACCAAGAAGCGCAGAAAGGAGCCCGAACCTATGGAGGCCAATGCGAAGCCCGCGGAGCCCACGGAGCCTGAGAAGAAGAAGAAGAAACGCAAGAAGCGCAACAAGCCCCGTAAACCTCACTACTTGCGCAAGCGCCTCTTCAGCGTGGAGTTTACCAACCCTGGTAGCTTTATTTCTATTCTTGCACCCTTGGATGGAGAGTTTGAGACTGTGGTTTTTTACGTGCGTTCTTCTGAACTCAAGGATGATAACCGCGAAAAATCAAACATCTTGCCGGACCAAGACAATAGCGGCTTTTCTGGTCTTTCATGGCAAGTATTGCATTCTAGCCAACGCAAGCTCATTATTGCGCGCCATCAAGCGGATGATGTGTACGTATCTCCCAAGGCTGACCTGGAGTCGCTTCAGTTTACTGTGGAGGTCTCCAAGTTTCTGAAGATCGTACGCAGCATCAATGCGGCTTCCTCAATGATTATTAGCATGAAGCGGGGCTCAGCCGATGTCAACGTGGTTTCTACCTCCATTGACACTCGTCGCTCTCAGGTTTCGTCCATTCCAACCGTAGTTACGGAGCACAAGAACTTTGACATTCAAGTGGCTGAGTACGATCGCACGATTCACATCCAAGATCTGGGTACGGTTATCGAAAACGCAAAAAACTTGCCCAGTGTCTACATTCGTTTCATGATCATGGAGCATCGGGAAAACCCCAACATTATGTACTTTGTTACGAAGGCAGGGGAGCAAACGAATGCTAAGCTGGAGAATTACTTCGTCAGTTCCACCGACCAGGAAATGGAAGAGGAGTCTGGTAAAACCATGGTGATCCGCAACCACGAGATCAATGATTTTGGAGAATACCACCCCAACCAAGTGCTACGTTCAGAGGTCAAGAAGTCTATCAGCTACCTCTACGAAGTTAAGTCTTTGCACCACTTCATTAAGAATTGCCCTCGCAAGCAAATCGTCTACCGCTTTGCAGAAGGCAAGCCTATGTTGTGCATTGCGAGCTGCGGAGATGGCAAAAGCTTCGTGGCTTCTGTCAACCTCTCAGTGGAGCCCGACGATGACACCTTTGTTAGTGAAGAGATTCAGTGCTTTATGGATGAATCTGACAGTGATGAAGAAGATAATGAATAAATATTATTGACAGTTCGTTTATTTTTTGTGTGATTATGTTAACCGTACGTAAAAAATAAATGAGTTACGGGCCCCAAGGTATGAATAGCCTTTTCTATACAAAGGGAGGTCGAATAAAATCCGGGATTCCTCACACTACTTGGTCTGGCGGACAACCTGGATCTACAGGGGGTCCCACGGTCTCACGCAACCAATCTATCATGAATTGTTTTTCTACCGCCCAAACGGGCGCCACATTATCTGCATTTAGTACTAACCCTCAAGTGTCAAGAGCGCGTTATAAGAGCTCTTTGGATCAGCTACAACATCATTGTTTACATGGAAATTTTAAATAAATCTTTAATATTCAGTACTATTGATAAGTCTTTGGCGTTGTCGCTCAGCTTGTTCTGCACTCACTGGATTTCTTGCAATCCAGTTTTCGTCAACTTCGATAGCCCACTTGAACTCCTCATGGTATTTCAGGTGGGCTGGGATTGTAACATCGGAAGTGAGACGTAGAACGGGTGCATAGCGATTGTCGGTGAAGAGAGACTGTTTCACATAATCCGAAGCGGCTCTTTCCAGGTCGATAGCTACTGCAGAGTTGTCAGGGAAAATTTTCTTGAGAAACCAAACCGGTGTTTCGAACGTCAAGCGTTGTCCAGCAACAGTGACATGTTGGTGGGACCAATGTGACGGCATGTTGAAAAAATCTCCACACGGGTTAGATTCCGTCCATTCGCGAGGTTGCATGTCAAATACCTGAACCCACTCTTGACCACCATCTCCAGGGTCAGTGACATTGTCGAGGGCCTTGAACTCCAGGCAGCGTAGGTTCTCCAGAGAACCGTTTACGACGTGGTACCTCACATAAATGCTCAGGTAGAGTGATTTTAGAAGACCAAAGTCACCTTGATTGAAGCGCTCCACAAAGCGGACGCGATCAGGGAGACACGGTTCATACTCTGGGTACAGCTTTTGCAGCTCCTTAAGCGTATACCCACCGTGTTCTCCAGTATCCTTGTAGTCGTGGCAGTCTTTGAACTTCCGCGCTTGAAGAATTTCCTCGGGAGAAGGAAGACCACCCATGGCCTTCATGAAAGCGGTGCGTGTTTGCTGATTGATGCGGTAACCGTGTCCCTGCAAGTTCATAAAGACGCCCTCCGCTAAGTTGTCGTAGTACACTTTGTAAGTTGTCATGATGTACTCATCACTGTACCGATCAACGTCCATAAACTTCATGACCTCGGGTGGAAAATTGCCTGTTGACATCTCAGCAGTAGCCTTTTTTTCCACCTCGTGCTCTTTTTTGGATTCACTGACGTACTTAGAATACGTTTTGAAGTAGGAGCCCAAGTGAATATTGAGATTAGTGGCGACTTTACCCTTTTCCTCGACATCAACCGTAGACAAAGCGTCTCTGACCTTTTCCCATTCCTCGCATTGCAAGGCCAATGCTTGTTCCAGAGGTAGCCCCAGGTGCCGGTAGAGACCTTCGTCTGGTAGGGTTGACATGGCGCGCCGTCGAGAATCCACATCCCATTCAAACATCCGTTCGGACAATTGGGAGCTGTACTCTTGCATAATGGCTGTTGAAAGCCTGGTCACGTAGGTTTCAGCGGACCGTTCAATGCGCCGTTTAATTTCCTCCTCGTAGGTGTGCTTGACTTCTTCCGTAACCTCGTGCTCTTTGATCCTCTTTCGCCCATCTTTTTCCTCCACAATCTCGCGGTGAATATTGCGGCGCGTCTTCTCGTGGATGTGCCGCTTCGTCTTAGATTCCTCCTGCGCGACCTTGACAATCGTTCCACTTCGCACCGATTGGGAGAGTTGGACAGAACGCCCAGATTTGCGCACCCGTTTGACAGCAGCACGTCCCTTGGCCTGTCCCTTGGATCGCTTGTTGGTTCCTTTCGTCTTTCGCGGCATTTTCCTAAACACAACACAAAAAATAATGTTGGGTGTACTACACACAGATCATGGGCGAAATTTGGTCATGTTCACAAACAGTCAACGAAGTACACTGTGGAATTCTAAGTACTCTGCACTATTCAATGTCACAGAGGATGGTAAGTTACGGGTTGAATACACAAACATGGAGAAGGGTCGAGAGCTAGCAAGAGAACAGGTGTTAAATATGGAAAATGAAAAAAATGCGCGGGAAAGAGACGTTGAGCATGTGGCTGGGGAAATTGACCGGATTTGCCGGGAATTACCGGGTATTGAGGAAGACGAGGATTATGAAGAGATGCAAGAAGAGCTGATGCGACAACTGGCAGTTCAACGTCAACATCACAAATGCTTAAGAAGGATTGACCGAACATTCGAAATCCATGTGACCTTCACCCCTGAAAAGACTCAACAAGTGCTGGAACCTCACATGCTTAGCCGCTTTTTCGTGACCAACGAACTGGTGTTTTGGTGTCCCGGATGTACTGGACAACAATGTAAAATGCAAGGGACTCAAGAAGAAGCCGATAAAGCCCAAGAACTTAAAGTTCAGCCGATGGAAGACGTCATGGAGTGTCACCTGGCATCAGGTTTTGGTACACCCCGAAAGCTTCATTATTTGTCTTTGCAGGCTGGGGGTCGTATACCCCCCGAAAAAAAGCACGACGATGGTTCTGAGTTTTTCCAGTCTTACCAAGACACCAAAAATCCGGGACACCTACAGGAAGCCGCAATGTTGGGACACCCCGAAGCAGGCTACCGATGGGCATGTTGGTGGAAGTCTCGAAGTCTCCGAGTGACTGAAAAGTGGCTGCAGATTGCAGCAAACCATCCAGAGGCGCATCCAGATGCGTCTTATGAGTACGGGCAATTAACGGGTGAAGAACGTTACTTTTTTGCTGGTATTGCCCACGGACACGTCGGTTGTCACTTAGCACTTGGGAGGCTGTACCTGCATGACAGGAAGGTGGAACACGCAAGAAAATTGTTGGACTTTGCGGCAAATAAAGGGTGCGCGCCTGCTTACAGTTTGCTAGGGAAAAGCTACTTGCAAGAAAATCAAACTCTAGCACTTGCCTACCTCCGACAAGCCTCGCAACATTACGGTGATGCTGACGCAACATACCTGCTCGCCAAGGCTACGGGGGATGCCAAACTTTTGAGGACTGCAGTGGGGCAAGGATCTGGGGATGCCAGAGACTACTTAGCCTTGCAATTACCCCTCGAGGAAGCACTCAAACTCTGCCAAGATTCGAAGACACCAAGAGCTCAAACGATCAGAGGAATTCAGGTTTTTCTTAGCGGTGGGGGTGGGCACAACTATTGGGTTAACAATGAAGACCCAGTGGCGGCGTACATGATGGCAAGGACTCCACCAATCAACCTGGATCTTTTGGACAACGCCCTAAATATTGGAGACGCATTGATGCTAAAGGCTCAACAGTACATGGATGTCCAAAAGTACCGGGATGCTGGATCCCTTTACGAACGTTGCGCGAATGACACTAGCCTCCAATGGCTCCAGTGGGACATTGTTGACATGCAGTACCAACCCGTAAACCGCCGTCCGCAAGCAAAACTAAAGTACGGTAATGCCCTAATGATCGGAGTTGCCCAAGGCGCATACCAAGCGGGTCCGCATTGGATACGCGAAGCAGCGGAAGCTGGTGTCAAAGAAGCAATGCACAAAATGGCTGAAATCCTTGAAGTTGGATGGGGAATTGAAAAGAATCCCGAAGAATCGCAAATGTGGCTTTTACGCGCGCTTGAAAAGTCTAATTGAGGCACAGAGCCCCGCGCACTTTCCAAATTTCCAAAAACTGTCAAGATGTTAAGCTCTCTCCGGACTCCTTTCAAAATGTGGTCTGTTCGTGGCGATGAAGTGGTAGCAATGGACTTGTACTTGAAGTTCCTGGAGGAAGCGTGGCTCCACCCTGAGGAAAATAGATATGCCCTTTACCTTAAGATTTACCTGGAACCCGCGGAAGAACGTGTGCGCTACAATTCTCGCCTCAGTCGTCCCGGACGTTCAACTGGTACTCGCCGCGCTTTGGAGGAGTATTCCCGAATCTGCTATAAATCTAAACTGTAAATAAAAAGAATTCAATGTCGTCTTATTATCATTTTGAGAGTCGTTTGCACCGCGCACTTTCTCAACGAATTTACTTAGTGTCTAGAGGAGAAGGGAATGAAGAGGGGCAAACGTTTAGAGTGATGGGGGCATCTAGTTTTATTTACACTGTTAAGCCTCATGAACTCAAATGTAGTTGCCCAGATAATAGGACTAGGGGAGCTTTTTGTAAACACCTGATTTTCCTTGCAATTCGCGTGTTCCACTTGGCGGAACTAGCAGCTTACACAATTTTTCAGAGTCGTGAGTGGTTGGGTGAATACGAAGCACCAGCAGAAATTAAAGTTGCACCATCAAGCCACCATCGTAAAGAGCCTGAGGACGACGAAGAGTGCTCAATATGCTGTGAAAAGTTTGCAGAAACTGTTGACGAAGAATATACTGGTTGTACCCAGTGCTCTAACATTTTTCACGAAACCTGCATTTACAATTGGTTACAAGTATCACCAAATGCGAATTGTCCTCTTTGTCGAAGCGGATGGTTTAACTAATGAATATATGTTTTATTGAATTTGAGGCATTATACCGAGTTTTCGGAGATGCGCGTGCCATTGCTCGAGTCTTTGCTTTTTGTTTCTTTTAGGGGGCCTAGATTGTTCGCGTCTCTTGCGCTTCTTTGGAGGCGATGGGGCGGTTGGACCTGCTGGAGTTTGGCGGAGAATGCTTTGACAAAATTTGCTTTCCAGGGACTCAATTTGCTGGGCGTTTTTGTCATTACAACAGCTACATTCAATTCAGATAAACCTTACGACCCTTTACTTTAACATATTGACCGCCTCGTGGGCCAATATAGACCTTACGTTCGGGCCACTTTTTATAAGGTTGTTTGGTCTTGTGATACATTTTGTGGCAGTCCCGTTTTGGGTCCTTACGCGCCCAACAAGCGCGCATTTGTGCCTTGGAAACGAATGGCATATGCGTAGTTTTGTTCTTTACATTTTAAAAAGCTTTCTGGTCCCCAATGGTTACTTGCAGATTTTACAAACAGCGTACCCTTCCAAGAGCCTACCGCAAGCAGATTCTAAATCGCAGAAAATTTAACAAGCTGTGTCAAGGTCAAATTCCGTATAAATGGACGTCTGAGGAGCTTCCAAAATCATTCCTGATCGGCGTGGCTCTTCGACCTGTCCGACGGTCTAATTTACCTCAAGAGGTGGTGGCATTCATGCTTGTTTACGACCATAAGCACGTTACCGAACTTGATGGGCGCCCAAGACCAGTCTGCAGACGCAAGGAGCTTTACCTGAACCTAATGTGTTCAGGTCTTAAAGGAGCAGGCTCCACACTGCTGAAGGCCTTCTACAAAAAGGCTAAAACGTTAAAGAAAAAAGTAATCCGTTTGTATGCTTTAGAGGGTGCTTTGGCTTACTGGGCCAAACACGGGTTTATTGAATGTGATGATCCAGAGCAGTTAATGGGTTGTTACAGACGGCGCTATCGCCTTGATCGGACGGGTGGATTCAGAATGACTAAGGTCGTATGAAGGGAGCGTAAAATCTGTGAATGGAACCAGTGGTCTCATTAAATAATGTGGCTCCCATCATAAACCTCTCCTCTCCAAAAGTTATATTCCACCAAACCTTAGCCGGATCCCTAAAATGTGCTCCGCCATCTTTACGTTCGTACACATCCCTTCTGACACTTAAAGGCAGGTTGTAAATGGGTATATATTCAGGATAGTAAGGTTTAATCCATCCGTGGGGATGCCATGTTAAACGTCGGAAAACGCTTTGTAAGTTGACGTCTTGTCCTTTACACAACAGAAGCAAGCTCAGCGCGTCCCTGAGATCCACGTATAGCAGGACTTCTTGTACAATGTCTGGGAGGTCCAGTATCATTGCGCCACTTTGTAACAGTGTTCATCAAGATTGGCGTAAGCTCGGCGGGAACATGCCTTTCTTGAGCCCATTTGAGAATTCTCAGCAGCGCCAAGGCAACGTAAGTGTCCATCTGGAACTGCAAATGGAATGTATAAGTCTTGCCCATCTATAAAAAAAGCAAATGGAAAAGGTGGAAACAGAAGGCAAACAATTTACATGCTTGGAATTTATTGACGCGGCTATTCGCGAGATTTTCACATATAAACGTACAGATCCGGTCATGCAACAACCTTTAGTGTACATTGAACAATCAAATTTAGTTCGAGACTTAGTCGAGTTGCAAAAACAATTACAAACCCTTAAACCACACGAACATTACACACATGCAAACCTTTACCTACATGCCCTGTCTGCAAAATACTCCCGCACTATCTATTCTACATACGTCTACACACTTCTTATTGTGACAGATGACTTCGTGGACTAAGCGGCTAAAGCCCCTGAAAAAGCGCAAACACCAAGAGCCGACGCGACAAGAAGTGCGGGAAAAGGGTGCCGACAAGTGGTGCAAAGACAGGGGCCTCAGTGAGACCGCGACCAAGCGCGTAAAACGCCTGGTGACGGAGGACTACAAAGGGGGTTCTGTGGACTACCGTGATTACCGCAAAGTAAAGGTTGAAGACCGTGTTCCCCGCTCCCTTGAAATACCTCTTACCCCACCTGGTTTCTGGGATATTTCAACTCCCTAACTTCGCCTGCGCTTGGGGGACTTGCTGCGGCTGTGGCTTCTGCGAGGAGACTTTCCACCCAAGCGAGCCAAGTAGATTTTGCGGATAGCTGCATGACCCGCAGAACCCTTCTTGGGGAACTTCTTGGCACCAGACTTGCGCATGTACTCCTTGGTGGCCATAGCCCATGCTTGAGCAGCACTACCAGAGTAGCGAGACTTGGCCTTGGCAGAAGCCCGAGCACTGACAACAGCCCCCCGCTTATTCTCCTTCAATTGACTAGACTTCAGACCACCTCGAGTGGACTTGAATCTACCTTCCTTAACCCGTCGTCGCACCTGAGCATTTGTCAGTTCGGACTTAGGCTTAAGCAAACCTTTAAGAACCTTTTCGCGATCAGTAAGATGTTTCATTTTTGAATGTTGTTTTTTTAAATTATAGACACACAAAAAAAATCGATGCCTCATTACGTAGATTACCAAGTCCGAAAATTTGATGGATTTATTGACAACAAGGGCACCATCCCTTTACAATACAGAGGATATGATCACGGTCAGTATCACGACGCCTTTCTCTCCGTCTCGAGAATTCGAGAGATATTAGGTGAACTTTGCTCAGTACCTTTAGAAAATAGACCTAGACGAGTTCGTAGAATCTATGCTGAAGCTATACATCTCTACGGGAGGTTAATGTACAAACTCACAATGGCAAAGGATGGGGATGATGTTTATGTACAATTTCGTTGGACATCCACGCGTCGTCAGATGGGGATGAAAGGCCAACCCAAGTCTTGACAAATCAAATAAAACACATGTTCTTGGTCTTTACGCTTTTTGGGACACTTGAGTAACGTGAAGTATTCCAGGAGGTCCTCACGGCCAAGTAATTGAGAAATTTTGTAAAAACAGTAGGGGTAGCTGAGGAAATTCTTGCGTTCTTCACGGCAGTGCACCTTGTGCTTTTCCCAGGGTTGTTGAATGGCCTTAAACATCAGCAAAAACTTTTCCTCCAGTTGTGGTTCCAACCTCAGCGGTTCTCTTCCCGTCACTAAACAATAAATTTGCATGGTATGATCGTAATATTTGCGTAACCCGAGTGATCGCAGCGCCCTACGGACGACCCCAAATGTTATTTGTTCTACTTTAGTAACGCCCATGGATACCATGCGTTGCATTACTTTTTGCAGAACTTTCTGAGGAACAGGGGTGGTCTCTTTGGCTTGCAGGTAGTTCAACAGCTCTTTGAAATGTCCAATGCGACGATAGGAGAATGACGAATATTCAATTTCATCCCCGTAAGCCATTGTGAGAACGCTGGTATCCATGTATGGTTTGGTAAACCCGCATCCAGAACATACCAATTTGGCTTCAGATGGTATTTGAATGTAGTTAACTTTGCAGCGAACGCAGACTTCAACTTCTGCAGGCACGTAGGAAATGTTGGTGTCTTCTGACTGCTGAAACTCCGCATCAAACATCGTTTGCAACTTTTCAGTAGAACCTGATTCTTTGTAGCACAATTGCAAAAACGGCAATAATTTACGATCAAACTCCTCAAGAGTGGGCCCGTGCATATTTTGGAGCTCCCGTTGGAGTTTCAGTCGTTCCTTCTTCAACGCCAATCGCTCGCTCGGTTTTACGGCAGACTCGATACGGCTCGTTAATTTGGCTACGCTCCCAACCAAATCCATTTGACGCTGGTTTTGCTGCAAATTAAGGTTGCGTTGTTTCTGTACATGCTCCAAGAAGTTATGGGAAGAAGAAGAAGAAGAGGAAGAGAGTCCAAACGGCATGTTTTGTGTTTTTTATTTAGAATATTTCCAACGGTTTCTGCCAATATTTGCGGCTTTCCGGCGCGGTCTACGCTCTCTGGGCGGAGGTAGTGCGGATCGAGAACGACTGGGTCTTCTTAAAGGTATAGGGGGTTCGGTGGGTCCGGTGGGTCCTTTGGTTTCGGACATTTGCTCTTTGTTTAAGGATGCAACGTTTTTCTGTTTGGTCAAGACGAACACAGATTTGCTATTTTCCGAAGGTTTTCCCAAACACGCTTCCGCATTCTGGTAGGCCTTTCGGATGGTATATTTTGCATGCACCAGTGAAGGCGTTCGCCAATTCCTTTAAAGCGGCTGATGCGAAAATTTAAATTCCATACAGCACGCATTAATTGAGGATGTTTAATAATTGACTCAGTATCTAAGCGACAGTCTCCAAGACCCAACCACCATAACACAGCTTCGGGGACCCGCTCATGACTGTCTGCCAACAGATTAGCCAAACTATCCAAACAATTCTTACGCCATGTCATTCTTGGTGCTGTTTCGTACAAACTTACAATTGGCCGAAGAAAAGAATACTCCTTGAGTACTCTCTGCTCTATTTGATCGATATAATGTCTATAGGCAATGTACGTTACTCGAAAACCAACATCGCTAGCAAAATTAAATAAAGTGCATGATGTACCAGCCTCTGTAAGCATAACATGCACTGCGCACGTAACTGCCAATGCTCTTACATCGGCCGAATTACCTACCAAGTGCTTATATCGCTCACACACCCTTTGAAAATACAGGATAATAAGGACTAAACAGTGTGGATTACACACATAATTCATTTGGAGTAATCGGAGCGCGGATTGACAAAAATGTCTGTGATTCTCACGATCTATAATATCACCATAAGACACGTAATATTCGTTCACAATCCCCACAATCTCGGGTAGCAATTGTGGTATTGGCGGTACTTGCATAATATAAACAGTTTTTATTATAAGATGATTACTTCAGACAAGCCTAATACTAACAGCGTCAAAGGTGATAGCGCGTGCATGTATGCAACGGGGTCGAACGACCGATTCCACCCAACGACGGTAAAGATGATCTGGTGGGGGAATTTCGGTACCATCAGTGTCATAGAATACGGTTAGATTCCCCACAACAAGACGAACATCGTGGTATATAATGTTGGTACCAGATATTCGATGAGCCCTGTGCGCGTATGGCCACTGTCCGGCTGCATCATTTGCACTGAGCGGCTTAAACTCCCGACGACCCAAGCCTCGTACCAATGATCTCGCCTTGTCCGCAATATCGCACAAGACTGCAGGATAATCATTGGGGTCCAAAATTAGCTTGATGCGGTTTTCACTATCAATATTTCCACATGGTCCCACTTGAAGACGAGGTAACGTCAGTAATTTCCCAGTGACCATGACCATGAAGCCAAGGTTGGGGCTGCTTTTGCGTTTGGACACAACCCTGAGATCATCTTGGCGCGAATAATCCAACATATGACCTTTAAGTGGTTCAAGGGGCCTCAGTGTCTTAACGTCGGTTACAAACTCCCTCATGCGGTAGATGTACCGCATCCAATGGCGAACTTCATCATCGGTTTGTGCTGACTCGGGGATGGTGGTGTATTTGGCAGCTTGTAGCTCCCAATCCGTAACATCCTTAACTTCGCCAAAACCTTTGAGCATGGCCTTGATTTTGCGCCTGCGAGGCACCAACCTTTCAGCAATGCTTGGCAGTAGGGTGTGTTCCGACCACGCCTGGAGGGCCAATAGATTCATGCACAGCCTTTCACCATCAAACCACACCATATTGTGACCATAATCAAAAGTAGCAACAACACCCGCAGCGCTAGAAGCATCAGACGAGATGATCTGAATCTTTCGATGTTGAATGAGGGGATTTGGGTGGTAAGCTTGGAGTACAGAAGAACCATAGTAACCCAATACGTACCCTTGCTTCAAGAGTTGTTCCACAACGCTAGACGGATCCTGGAATTCACCGAAATAAAATATATCCACATCAGACGTTGGATATCGCGGGATTTTGGCGTCCAAGAGATGAACTAGAGCTCCTCCTGCGATAACGGCATTACCAGGAAGTTCCAATCGAGGCATGACTGCACGAACAGCCTTGCGATCCAAGTGGGTATAGAACCAAGCCGCTGGAATCGTAAGTTGTGTGGAGCTGTAGAGTACACCAAAAAGGCGTTTGCAAAAAACGAGAACTGACTTGGGATTCGGCCGGTGCAGGTGAAGATCTAACAGAATGCGCGGGTTACAGGCGTCCAAAGATCGCAGCGCTGAAATGGATTTGGTTTCCCATACCTGAAATACTTCCCATAAAGTTTTCAAATCACTCATAATTCGCGAAGGATGCCAGTGCCTTAAAATCTCCATTTTCACCTTGTACTTTAGTTCACCATCCATGTTCAGGTATTGTACTGTGGTCCACATGTCCGCCACCGTGCCATTGAAACCCCGGCCAAGCAAAAGGTCGCGCAAGTTGATGATGTGGTTACGAGGTACACCTTGAGCATTAACCCAACCATCATCATGTTTATGATCACCAAAGCAAACGCCTTTACAATCTGGATCACTTTGGGCAATGTCGCATAGTAGACCGCATGTAATTCGAAGTGGGGGGCAAGTTTGCATTGCTAATTGAAAAAAAAAGTGCGGGTCTAACAATAAAGGCACAAAAATGGAAGGTTTACGATTTTGGAAATTCCTCGTTCTTTCGGTACTTATCTACGGGCTCGCGCTCGTTTACATTCTCGACCAACCTGAGCAGCGCCAGGTCACATGGATGTTGCCTTCTTTGGCGGGATTGGGTATTCTTGTGGTGTGTGTGGCGCACATTGGTGTTGACTGGTTTTCTCAAAAAGCAATGAATACCCGCATGTTGGTGATTTTGGCAATTTGCTTAGCCGTTTACTTACTACTTCAAAGTGCATGGGGTTGGGAAGATTTGGATGAAAATCCTGCAGATGCGGCGTTCTTACCTGTTTACGTACTTACTGTTGCTGCATCGGCTTTTATTCACCTTTATCCTTCTGTAATACCACCAGTGGTAACCCCCATTGCATCACCATCCTATTTAGATAACGTGATGGCCTCCTAATCTCTTAGTCCACCACTTTGGTTTTGCCTCGTTGAGTGGCTCTTTTGCGCGCTAACCGTTCCCGGTATATTTTGCTGAGGAACCAGAATCTTTTACGGCCCAGGCGAAATGGTGGGGTTACCTTAGGTGCCCGGTACCAGTGGATACTACCTGATACGGAGTTGCTCTGAGAACGATTATTCACCACTAGAGCCCCGTAATTTTCAGTGACGGAAGCAAAGACTCTACAAAAATCCTGAAAATTTGGGAAGGCCCCAAAAAATTGTTGGTATAGTTTTTTGCGGGAATCTGGTTTACTATCGGCCAGAGCAAGCACGTAATCGACATTACTGCGACACGCCGGGCTCAGGGACATCACATATTGTATACAACTTATATGGGTCAACAGTAAGTGACGTCCATTCATGTAAATAAAGTTCATTGATTTTGTCTTGAAAATTTTACTATCAAATCCTTGATCATCACAAGCTTGCAGGAGGCGCATGGTTTTGCCTCTTTTTACATTACCGTTGGCCGCGGCGATCATGCCTGAAATCTTATCTATATCCAATTCAGGATCCACAAGCGATGGCGGAATATGTCTTTCAAACATCTTCAAACTTTCAATTGTTGGACTGGAAGCAAATGCAAAATCCACATTGTGGCGCTGGTGAAACATAATATTTTCAGTCAAATGGGATTTACCAGATCCCCGGGGTCCAATAATTAGCCAGGTGGCGTATGGTTTGGCTTTGGATGGGTCGAATTCTTGAATATTGTAAGAACCAGACATGTTCACTTGTTTTATTTAAGACCATTGAATATTTTGGGGACCAAAGGTGAAAAAAAATGGTCAAGAAAAAGTCCAAGCATACGTGGAAAAAAATGTCTCAGCTTGATACCCCTGCCAAGAGGTTAGAGTATACCCACGCCTGTTTGGCCAGCCTCTTAACCTCAAAATCCAATGATCAACCCAACCCTGAGATTCCTTCCCTTGATGGCCAAAATGTCACGAGCAATAAACACTTTTTTTACACTGCTAATGATGCTTGTGATTTACATGTCGTTAACTGTACATCGTGTCATGATTTATTGGGTGAATCTGAAGTTCAATGGATTAGGTGCAGACAAAGCTTTATACCATTATGTTACCAATGTACATAGCTTAACCTAGCATCCATTCATCTTTTTCGGGGACGTCAGAGACATCCGGTTTCTCAGGGGCTTCCGCAACCTTTGGGGCTTCCGCAACCTCCGGGGCTTCCGCAACCTTTGGGGCGTCCGCAATCTCAGGAACTTCCGCAGCCTTTGGAACTTCCGCAGCCTTTGGGGGCTCTGAGGCTACTGGTGCGAATTGGACTTTGGCGCCCTCCCACTTTTGAAGACATGCTGATATTTCTTTTACAGCCTTGCGAAGCTGATGCAATTCCTGTATAAGGGGGTTATAACGATTATGTGGTTGTTGATAATAACGAGGAGCTGTTGGATAACGACCACGCCCTCCATATGACATGTTCTTTATATGTGTTTGTGACAAAAGGGAAGAAAGTTGAAAACAAAACACACGTGAAACTGTTAGTGTGACCCCCCGGTTTTCCCGCTAATGATATGTACTCCCTTGATCAAAGATGGCACAAACATGTAGAATTGTTGGTCCTGAGCATTATAGATGCCAAACAGGTCTGGTGAGCCCGGTGGGGTTCCAAGTTTAAGGTAATTCTTAAACCACTCATGTGATGCGAATGTACCTTGATATTGTTCTTTAGAATCGTGTAGAGTAAGTATGCAAGTGTTACCCTTTGCGCGCCATTGCATAACTTGTAATTCCTCTGGGAACATGTTTGGTTATGCGCGTTTAATTTGGTAACATGTGAAAAACTTTGGGTTTCCAAATTACAAATGAGCCGCATCGTGAAACTGTGTGGGGTTCGGGGTTCTGGTCGAACTCATTTTAGAAAAGCACTGAGGGGGCGTCGATCTACAATGGAAATACGATTTGTTGATGATTACATTCACATTGGGCAAGCCTCTCGTTTTCCAGAATATTGTGAACATTGGGTTAATTTCCGAGGTATTCAGGATTTAGAAGGTTATTTAGCCTGGTCCTTACGGAATGCTTTATCATGTGAACGCGAAGCATATCCGATTGTTCACACTCATCGGAGACAGGCTAAAGCCCTCTTTAAAGAAAGGGTTGATCCTATGCGTCTTTCCAATTTTTACGACTCGCTTTTTTCTGAAAGCGGGCGAACATCAGGGACTTGGATTAACCGACTGGAAATACTAGCTCAGCACTATCCAACCGATAATATAGACAAGACAATAGCGGACATTTTCCATAAACCTTTATTATAATGTCTTGCAACGTGGAGATGGTCCTGAATACCCGCAAGCGACGACGAGAATGGCTGGTACGTTACGAAGGAGATGAAAAAGCTAGATGGGTCAAGAGGACGAAGGCGAATCGCGGTTTGCGCCCTGAGACTCAATACATAGTTCGCAAAGTGGGCGCCAAAGTCCGTCTACCTCGCGAAGATCCGCGTTTCAGAGACCGTCATTTTCGCTACGTGTGGTATCAAGGTTTTTTAGAGCGAGACTTGATTCCTTGCCGCTTCCTGTCTGTTCAATAAACTTTTCCGCGTGCATGCTACAATATCCATTGCTTCCACTTTCGTACTTGTTAGAACAGTTCCGGCGTTTGCGAGATAAGTAAGCTCGACAGCGTAAATTGATGGGAGTGCGACACATCGGACATCGTCCCGAATCTTTATTCCATTGTAACAGACAGGCCTCATGAAAGTAGTGAGAACATCGCAAAGTTAATAATTTGGGTTTGGTTATAGGTTCAAAGCAAACGATGCATTCCATGAGTTATCTTTTGTTTAATTCGAACCTTTTCACGGGCTTGACAAATGAACCACGAAATGATTTTTTTTCTGAGCCCTAAAACTAAAACCGTACAACATAAAGATGTCTTGTAAATCTAAATCATGTTTAAGTGAAACCCCGGCTCAGTCGGCATACCGAATGGCAGTTCAAGCCGTTTTGCGGCCCGGTACGGCTTGTGTAGGTTCTGGCCCGGGTCCTGGGGTATCATGTGGTGAATATGGAGCCCTTCGCCGAACCATTGGAGGTCGGGGCGGTATCCAAGATCCAACTTTGGTTCAACGCAGTTATATTTCAAGCGGGTGCGCACCAACCCGCCTGAATGACATGCCAGATACTCAGAAAGACCCTGTCACATGGGTTAACCCGTGTGGTGCAGCTCTTAACAAAGGTGCGGCTATGCAGTCTGTGCATACCCGAAACTCGCTAGTCAACTACGCGTCGGTCAATGAACAAAACGTGAGTCCATACGCTCTCCAAATTGGTAATCGATGGTCAAGTGGCTATCATGGAATGTCCGCGGTAGGAGGCAATATTTCTACTCGGTTGAGAAGTGCCTGTGATACTGAGCAGCGCTTCAAGAATGCCGAGTGTTCGTATATTTCTAGAGGTTCGTTTGGATCTTATGGTATGTAGAAACTCCCCGCGTTAACTTACAAAGAAATGTCGAAGCAAATTAAAGCTCAGCGTCTCGGTTCAGACTCGAAGAGTTTACAACAAGTGCATGATGAAAAAGTGCGCCGTTTAGTGTATGATAATAATTCTGAGTTTGTGCCACCCCCCGGGTTTAACCCATTACCTTTGATTTCCGCAGATCAGGCCTTCATCCTGTACCATGTGTGTGGTCCTGAGCAATGTCCACGTCATCAAGATCCTGGTTTTTGCTTACTGGGTGCCTTTAAAACCCCCGAAGAGGCTCGCAAATTTGCGGCCGAAGCTCATGGTGATTCCAAGTTTGCAATGTACATGAGTCCGTCACATTGTGTGTGGCCCCTACGAGTACGTCACGAAGACCAAGCAAACCAAGAAGCAAATATTAAATTAACGGATGAAGTTTGTGCTCTCCATGAAGCTAACATTAAGCAAAGGGCGGAAGATCACAAGAAAAATGTCGATGATCAGAAGACCGGTCAAGCGGGAAGTTCTTTGGCCACTCGTATCACCGAAGGTCGCCAGGCGCGCGCCAAAAACCCAGAGTGCCAACAGAGATTGGCTAAAGTTCAGGGACAGGCTAAAGGCTGGAGACCCACGCACGACAAGCTAATCATTGGACAAACTTTTGCAGTAATCTTTGTGCTGGATGATATACGGGAGGCTACTCTACGGGGCGAGCAACTGGAGGAGCCCTTGGTGGCCTTTCTGTATGCGGCTGAGGATGTAAAATCCTGTGCAGACTACGCGATGTACACGGCTTCAAAGACCTATCAACATTGTGATCTGCGTGTGGTCGCCATGTACAGTTGGTTGTTTCCGACTCGCATTACCGAAGACGATATCGGGGAAATCAAGATTGCTAACGAAAAAATTCAAGACATTATCAACACTCAGAGACATACTAAACAAAAATTGGCAGAGTTTGAGAAGTTTTATGATGAAAGTCAAATTTATCGAGATTTGCCAGCTCCCGATCTCGTCAAGGAGCCAGAGTCACATCCCGAGAACTCCTGAGCTGAAATTTAGACTCAGTGTCTCTGCTGCGGTCATTCACAGCTTGATTCAATAAACGATCGAATGCACAACGTTGCATTAATTCCGACATTGCTTGTATTTGCAATGGTTCACTTACACCACTCAAGCTTGACAAGACGTCTTGGGGAGTTAGCTGAGCCTTGCGCATTGAACCTTCAGTAGAAAGGTAGGAGTAGTAGATGTACACGTTGACGTACCAAGGATATGGGAATCCCACATGAGAACAGTTACGAATACCCCGAGCCACTCCTTGTAACAGATCCGCCCTGCTATGCACTAAACCACAAACATGTACTGCCCCAACACCCTTTAATGTTATCCCTTCTTGAAAGTCCGAATTGTAAAAGATGATGGTCGCCAACCTGCCTCCTATATTTGCAGGACTATTAAATAATTCCAACAATCGTTTTTGACCAGTTTGATCCAAACGTTTGTGAAGCACAATCACGTTTTTGTAAGGTTTACCTTCTGCCAACCTAGGATTCGCACTTTTGTCCTTGTTAATGATGGTGTAATTGTGAGTTTTGACAAACAGCTCCGCGGCAGTATAAACCTCATTGGATCCCTTGCTAGCCACAAACACAGCCTGTTTGATTTGGTGTATAGCAGCTGGCATTCCCTCTGAGCGAAATCGAGGAATGGAGTTTCGTCTTAATTTTTCAAGATTTGTAAAGAGTTGCCCCAACAACGCGCTGTACTTTCTTACCTCGCGATTGAGTCGCCTTGGGTTCGAGGTCTTCATGACATTCTTGGCATCTCGGTTGTTATTTGGCCATACCAAGCTTTCACTGACACATTTTTGCAATCTTTCGTAATCTGCCAAAGACAAATCTCCTTCTTTCGAAACCTTCTCAAATAAGGAGTCGTCATCGTCCTCAAACATAGCATCAATTTCATCATCAATGCTTCTGGTGCTGCGGGTCTTTTGTTTGGTAGGTGTTCGGGGTTGTTGTTTCCAGTCACCGGTTCGAGGATTATATTCCAATCTTGCATTTGTTGTAAAGCATTTTTTGATAGAATCCTCTTGAGCTTGGGTTAGCACCACGTCCATGTAAACGATCCTTGGGGTTGCGATATGATTGATATCACCCATCATATTGAGATATGAAACACGGCCTCTGAGTAATCGCTCAAGTATTTCTTGGTTAGTAAACCGTCCAGTGGTGGAATTCCAAGCAAATAAACGATTAAAATTTCGAATCATTTTGGGCACTATTTCAGTCATCAGTTTGGCCGAAAACTCCTTACTATCCAACAATGCGTACTCTTCATATTCTCTTTCAGATAAAAGTAATATAGCATCTTCTTCTGGAGTCGTGAGAAGGTTCAACTGATTAATTAGATCGATTGGGTGGTACTTTTGAGGTGTAGCCGTCATTAAAAGAACTTTAACGGCCTTGTGACCAGGATGAAGTTTAGCGTAACGGTAGGAATTCCAACAACCCAAAGTCATAGCCATAAGGTTTCCTCTTTCCTGTGCTGAAGTTCGCATGTCAATAAGTTTATGAGACTCATCCACAAGAAACATGATATTTTCAAATGGATCCTCCGGATCGAAATCCCTTTCTTCGCCCCACAACCATTCTCGAATAGTTTTGTTGCCGTAGTTGATTCGGTTTTGTTGTGCTTGAGTCAGACGATCCCATAGGTATCCTAGACCCGCCTTGGCAAGATTAGCTTGTTGAGCATAGCTCATAACCGAGCTTGTTTGTCTAAATTTGATACCCATGTTATTGTTGTATTTTTTGGAACCCCAGTCCATCAACGCTTTTCGGGCATTGATGCCTTTTTTAGTCTCATTCTTGAGTAGGTTAGATGAAATAGGTTGACCAGGGTTCTCGATGTTATAGGCTTCCAGCATGCTAGATACTCCCATAGAATATATGTACTGTTGAACATTGAAGTCCATGTTTTGCTGAAAAGCGGCTTCAAAAATATAAGGGTTATCTTGTTTAAGACTCTTCGTACCCACGATAATTCCACGATACCCAGCCCGAGCAAATACGGAGTAAATTAACATTCCAGCCGCGGTTTTCCCAGACCCTGCCGAATGACAAAGCATCATGCCATTCATGTGTGGGTTATAAGGGTGCATATAATGGTAACCAAGTAATTGAGAAGGCGTTGGTTCAAAGACATCACACTTACCCCCAGCCTTTTCGTCTATATCATTGTAACGCCATTCAAAGGCTGAAAACTCGCGCGCTACAAAATCTTGAATGGCTTTGCAGGTACGTAATTCTTCCAAGTTAACACTTGGTGGAATACGATCGTAGATGATGACACACGGAGGGTCAGTAATTTTATACCCACATTCACCCTCTTTTTTTGTGAAACCTTCTAAGTTCGTATAATCGCTTTTTATCTTTGTCAACGTCTCTGCGGCATCAGCATCCAGGGAATCCATGCGATTTAAAATTTGTGTGATTTGATCTTCCAACTCTTTCCAATTTTTTTCGTCAGCACCACTGTTGACCTGCGCCTGAACATCTTCGAGATTCGACCTTACTTCCATTAAGTTCAATTTCATTTCTTTCCAGTCTGCTTTAAGACCCAATAAAGCAGTATTTTCCTCACTATGAACATCATCTGTACATCCAGGTCTTGTCTGATCGCATGCCCCACGGTCGATTAATTTCTTGACCTGAGACCAGTTGGCTGCATAAGCTCGGTCAATCCTGACGATATTATGATTCACAGTTCGATTGTAGGATTGAAGACTTTTCATTTCATCCTTCCCTTTGGCTAAAATGACTCGGAGCCCAATTTCCTTTTCTTCTTCCAAGTACGTAGTTACATCATTCTTTAAGTTGCGCCAAAAAATTTTGGCTTCGTCCTGCACACGCCTGAAAAGATCTTGCTGATTTCCTCTTTCAGCATGGACTGACCGTTCCAACATAGCATTCCATTTATTTAGTACTTGGTGTGCTTCTTTCATGGTTGCTTCATAACGTTTAACCAACTGGGTACCCTCTTGGATTGGCCCTACAATCTCACTGTCATCAATCTTAACCTCGGAGCGGTCTGTAAGGCCTTCCTTTATGCGTTCAACCGTTTTTGCTAAATCGGGTAGAGTCTCTTCTCGCATCTTCTTAACCTTTTTCAAAAATTCTGACATTGCTTTTTAACTATACAAACAACAAAAAACATGTCTAAACCCCCACCTCCATACTCACAAGAACCTAGAAGTTTAATTACTCAACTAACTAAACTTTGGGATAATGAAGATGACCAAATACGTTCTAAATACAAACATCTCATCAATCTTCAACGACAAGCTATGGAGCTACAATGCGAAAAGCTTCAATGGACGTTTGAAGAAACAAAGCAACAGCTCGAATCTCAGGAATTGGATGAATTGCAAAAGTTGAAAGAACGGCGAAAAGCCCAAGTCAGCGCATTGTGCAACACACAGTCTTCTTCGTCATCATTGTTTGCCAAGTGGTTTTCTGGACACTAAAAACAAAACAAAAAACTAAATGCTTGGACAGGAAAACAATGATCCGTTGGATCTTGGTATATCCAGCAAAAATCCCTCTGATTTCAATGTAACTCTTCCATCCCTGGATTTAGGTGAACCTGGTCCATACGTAGACTCTGATGCCCCCCGGCAGTTCGTATCATCTTTCGATCGCGGGCCAGACACCCAGGAGTTATTGCCATCCTTTGATCGCGGGCCAGACACCCGGGAGTTCTTGTCATCCTTTGATCACGGGCCAAACACCCGGGAGTTCTTGTCATCCTTTGATCGCGGGCCATTCTTAGATGTTGACGACACCCGCCAGCAACCCCCACAAGCTAAAGAGCCCCCTAAACACAAAACCAAAGCGACTCGCAAGACTCGCCAGACTCGCAAGACCCGCAAGACCCGCAAGACCCGCAAGACCCGCAAGACCCGCAAGACTCGCCAGACTCGCCAGACTCGCAAGACCCGTAAGCGCCTACCAAAAGCAGTTGCCGGCATCCAACGCATGTTAAGCCATTATTTTGAGCAATTTCAGCAGTTTATGTTTTTGTGCTTGATACCTCTTAAAGCGCCTTGGGCCGAGCTCAGCCTTTATCAAAGTGAACTTGTAAAGTTTTTTACAGCGCGTAAGCCACCCACTACATTCACAGATATTACTAAACAATACTATAAAGAATTTGTGCTTCGGGAGGTCCTAAAGAGCCACATTAAGTTGGATAATCTTCAAGAAGAAATGAAATTTGTGGAAAAAGTGAATGTTTATTTAGAATCAAGATGGAATTCTGAATTATCTCCAGAAGTGAAGGCCGCATATGAATGGCGAAGACAACACCCATACCTCCCTCCCAAAGCACGGCTTATTCAAGAATTTGTTCGCAGTTTCGGGCGCCCAATGCCAATGTTAGGATATGCGGCCATGATGTGGACTTACGGGTACCCTTCAAAAACCATATACGGGTGCATATATGGAGATACCTTGGCACAATTGCGTCTTAAGTGGAAAGACACCACCGAAACATTAGTCTTAGCGCAAACAGCGCCGGAACAAGGTCCATTGAGACTTATGGTGAAGCCAGACTCATTGGCAGATGAACAAGAGCTTGGTTCATTGGATAATTTAATGTTTTACCGAAGCCATCCGGGATCTCAAACTAGACCTGGTGAAATCTATTGGCCTGTGGGTAAGTCCACCATGACTCAAATTGTCGGGGATAATAATAGGGTATTCATCTCTACACTCATGACACCGGTACCCATTCACACGTGGGCCCCAAGGTAAAGGCCATTGTGGGCCAGTACATGGTTCGCACTGAAGTCCGTCGACATTAAAAATACAAACGACTTTTTTACCGGTTTTGGGGTCCTTTGAGACCCACTGGTTCCATCGATTCCATATGCTGTACATGTGTTTTATTCTAGGGCTTGCATTATGTGCTTGGGAACCACAGGCGCACAAGATGTCAAATTATCCACGCGAATTTGTACCCGCTCCAGAAAAGTGTCAGCGGGTGTGCGGAATCGCGGTCGTTTTGCTAACTCTGTCTTAATGTCAGTAATGATGTCAGAAAAACGGGAACTAATATCGAAATGCTGCTGGCTTTTTGTACTATACTTGAAATATTGAGCGGTCCCAGTGAAGAATGCAATAGCACTATAAGAACACACATTGATGACCTTAACCGTTATATCATCATCACATGGATCTAACAACACTGACACGTATCCCATAATTGCCGCGAATATAGTACCCACATAGCCGTAACGAGTATCCATCGTTTTGTAGTAATACCCTGCTTCATCATGTCTCTTGGCCCGTGTGCCCAGATCTGCTTGAGTCTCTTTGAGGAGTGCTTCAATACTGTCACTCCAAGGCTCAGCCGCTCTAATTTTGTCACGCGCAGAATCTGACCAGGAACTGCGTTCCTTGTGCATCTGTACAATCACCTCTTCTTTTGCCCTACTTGGTGGAGTTTCCATTTACAAACATGCCAACAATACCCTTTCGGTTCAAGCATGAAACGAAGACTCGACGGTGGGAAACCGAACACACGGATTGGCCGGATATTCGCTACGAACTGGAAAACCGTTACTTATCATCTGGTGGTGCTTACTTGGTGGGTATTGATGCCCGAACGGACCAAGAGTTAACGGAATCATCAACAGTAACCCCGGAAACCCCGCTAATCTTGGTACGTCGGCCTCTCCCATTTTACTTGAGGCCTTATGTACCACCGCATATTCGCGAGAAAGAAGAGAGGGAAAAATTACAAGAACGAGCCAGATACTGGGTAATGCGTAACAAAAACCCAGAGAATGAGGAGGACGTCAAGTTATTTACCTTTTTGCGGGTTGAAGAACTTTCGCAACGGCGGCGACGGATTCATCGTTCCGCCAAATTTCACGCATCCACCTATGGTGGTAAACTTCCGGATTGGTATGAATGTCTCCATTGTGGTGCTAAACAAGACCACATGACCCATGAATGTGAAACCCCACAAGAAACCTTTGTCCCACTTGCAAAGCGAGCGAGTGCGGCTGGTATACCGAGGTCCTTTCTGAGAACCGCCACTCAAGAAGAAGCTCGAACGGTAGCTATGGTACTCCCCGATGGTAGCTTCGTGATGAGAAAGCGCCAGATTGAACAACGCAGTTAGGCAAACGCTTCAATAATGTCAGAAGTCCAGTCATCTTCTTCCAAAAGAACTATAACGGCATCTTGATCTACAAGAGCAATTTTGAAGATACTTGGATCTTGCATGTTCATGCTTGCAGCACTGATAATATACTTACCACCCTCTATTTCCGCATTATTCCATACTTCAGCCAACTCTGGACTAACCTCGTTGTTAACAGCAAGGTACACCGCATCAGGATCACTGACAACAATATCCCAAAGATCAGAAGCAGATATGTTAGTTCCGACAAGCTCGACCTCCGTGGAAGCTTCCGTGTCTGTGGAACCCCCCGTAAAACCTCCTGTGGAACCTCCCGTGGAACCTCCCGTGGAACCCTTCTCACATATCGCCAACATCACAAATGTCGCTGTGAAGACCGCAAGTAATAACTGTATTAAAATAAAAATCTCAGTGGATATCATTCTCTGTTTTTAACATGTACATGTCTAAAAAATCCGCCAATCTTTATACATTAGGCGCTCTCGGAGTGCTAATCATAATCTTTCTACTTGTTGTGATTCTGCCGTTAGCTGAGAAGAACGTTCCACTTTCTTATAATGTCGTCCTCTACCAGCGCACCCCTCTTTACGGAGGAGGTATTCGAACAACTGATCAAGAATACGGTGAAATCCTTCATTACAACGAAGACATTATTTCCCGGGCAAATAGAGTCCTTTGAACATTATGTGCACGTTCAACTCCCATCAATTATCAAGGAAAACAGTCCTCTTAAAGTAGTATCGACTGACAAAAAACGGCTGCAATTGGTTCACTTGAAGAACCCATGGATAGGGAGACCCGTTATGGAAGAAGCCACTGGTTTTCTGAAGCGCTTGACCCCACGAGAAGCCTTTCAGAGGCGCCAAACCTACTGGTTTGATGTGCTTATCGATGTTCACCATGAAACGTTCAAAATTAACCCGGATGTACCCAAGCGCTATGAATTGGTAGATTACAGGGTGTACCAGAACGTCCTATTCATTAAGGCCCCTGCCATGTGGGGTTCAAGTGTTTGCCAAGACTCGGGTAACATGTGTACACTCAAAAACCGCGGCTCCTTCATCATCAACGGGTACGAAAAGGCTCTAATTGCCCAAGAGACTTTAAAGTGCAACTTCCCGTATATTTCGCGCGACCGGGGTTCCAAAAACGGCTTCAAATGTTCTGTGCGCTCGGATCACCCTGATAAAATTCGCTCCACGTCCACCTTGTACATTCGGGTATCGGGTAAAAAGAATTATAGCCATGCCATCCCCAATGTCACCATCACCGTTCCTTTCATCAAATTTGACATTCCCATGGTCGTGGTTTTTCGCTTGCTAAACGTTCGTTCAGTTCAAGAGATGTACAACTATATCATTGGAGCGAACGCATCCTCGGAATTGTCATATGCACTCAGGAGCATTTTATGCACCGACAATACCGAAACCACCAACATGTCCATGGATGACCTGTATGATTGGGTCGGTTCCAGGGGTTCCTCTGAAAAAAACAAACTTAAGCGCCAAAAGTACGCCATGAACATCTTTGCGAACGAATTCTTGCCTCATTGTCAATCTCAGCTGTACAAAGCCTTCTATTTGGGCTACTGCATTCGCAAACTCCTGCGGGTCTACCTCGGAGAACAAGTCCCAGATGACATCAACTCATACTGCAATAAACGCCAAGCCGTGGCTGGCACCTTACTCTCCCGTTTGACTCGCCAATTAATCCGACGCACTCTCAAGATGATTCAGATGCAAATCTTTCGCAATGATAAGGGTAAACCTGTTTCCGATTTTTTTAATCAAAATTGGGTCACCTCGGGCCTCAAATATGCTATGAGTACTGGTAACTGGGGAATTCAAAAGGGCAATGGTAATAATCAATCTGGTGTCTGCCAACCAGTGAACATTATGAACACTCGCTCAAGGTTAGCAAGTCTACGGAGTTACTCCACACCCCTCAATAGGGATGGGAAAATGCCGGAGAAGCGACAACTACACATGGATAACATTAATTGCGCCGCAGAGACCCCAGAGGGCAAAAGTGTGGGGCTTACTGGATCTCACAGCTTTCTCTTGCAAGTACGTGTGGAATGCCCGACCTACATGCTCATCGATTTGTTGCACCAAGATTTTGAGGTCTTCAGCTTGTCGGAAGTCGTGAGACAAAACATGTCCACAAGTGCTCTTTTCTTGGTACTCGTTAATGGTGTACCCTGTGGATTTACTCCCAATGCTCTGGAGTTGCTTTCAAAGTACTGCCTGTACCGGCGCTGGCATTCAGCTCCACAGAACAGCAGCATCTTCTACGATGCAGAGAGTGGGGAGATTTCCATTAACAGTGATCAAGATGACTGTTATCGGCCAGTCTTTGATATGCAACATTTTGCTAAATTGGGTCCAGTGTATCAGGCCTATGGAGCATACCCACATTTGTTCTGGGAACGCCTTATGATTGAGGGGGTCATCAAATACATCAACAAGTTGGAGGAAAAAATGCTGGTGATTGCGTCGTCCTACGAACAGTATCTGAGCCGTCCCAACGAGTACAATCACATGGAAATCCACGCTTGCTTCACCTTATTCGGGTGTTCAGCTGGGGTAATCCCATTTGGTAACTTGAATCAAGCACCTCGAGACATTTACCAATCCGCCATGGGTAAACAAGCCGTTAGTGTGAAGCCCTTGGACTTTCACTACCGCCTGGACAACAAACGCTACTCGTTGGTTTACCCTCAAAAGCCGCTGGTGCAAACCTGGATTGGTCAACTATCTGGTGATAACGACGAGCCCGCAGGACAACCCGTGGTTACGGCTATCCAGATATTTTCGGGCTACAACCAAGAGGACTCTTCGATAATTTCGCGCCAGGCCATCGACAATGGGCTCTTTCAGACCGCTGTTTACCGCACCTACAAAGATTCAGAGGCTAATCATGGTGCGGATATCGAACGCTTTGGAAAGCGCGATGATCCGGATATCATGGGGAAAAAGCAAGGTGATTACTCTAAAGTGGGTGATGATGGACTGGTTCGGGTGGGTCAAAAGTTGGTCCAAGGCGATGTGATCATCCAGAAGAGCATTGAATACACAAGCACCATGAAGACGCAGAGTGAAGACTTTAAAACTGAACGAAAGATCAGGGATCGTAGCGTCTGCGTCAAAAACAATGAACCAGCCACGGTCGAACAAGTGTTTACCCATTCCATCGAAGATGACCTGACCAGTGTCGCCGTCCGCACGGTATCCTATCGTGCCCCTCAAATTGGTGACAAGTTCAGTTCCCGACATGGGCAAAAAGGAGTTACAGGAGCCATAGTCGCACCCGAAGATATGCCTTGGACTGCGAGTGGGGTAAAGGTGGAACTGATGATCAGTGACCATAGCTTTCCTTCCAGAATGACTATTGGACACATTAGAGAAATGTGGCTGGGTAAAGCGGCTTGTCTGGAAGGTAAAGTTGCGGATGCTACTCCTTTTAGAGGCAAATCAGACGAGGAAATCGTACAGATTTTAACGAATAATGGTCTGCCTGGATTTGGTAAAGAGGTCGTCTACGATGGAAAGACAGGGAAACCCCTCAAAAATAGAGTCTTCATTGGTGTATGCTACTATCAGAGACTTCGACATATGGTACAACTATTTTTCAAGTATTCTTCATTCATATTTGTTTTTGTATCAGGTTGCGGATAAAGGACACGCTAGAGCGCATGGTCCAGTACAACACCGCACCAGACAACCTCTAGAAGGCCGCGCGCGCGATGGTGGACTTCGTATCGGGGAAATGGAGAAGGACTCCTTTATTTCCCATGGCGCGACCTCGACTTTACTTGATCGACTACTTACGCATTCGGATGGTTACGAGACTGTTATCTGTAAACAATGCGGTTTCATGGGTGAACCCGAAGCCCCTCCGGGCACTTCACACCGTTCAGTGCTCCATAGAAGACCGTACTGTCGCTATTGCCAATCCCATGAAAATGTGCGGCACGTGAAGCTACCTTATGCTATGAAACTGTTAACGCAAGAATTCCTTGCTTGCCACATACAACTCAAGTTTGATATTGAATAAAAAAGAGTTTATTATCGACGTTTGCAGTAATAGGCGAGACTTGAGTTGAATTCATAGAATGCAAACTTGTGATTGTCTTCGAATTGGATTAGATCATGCGGTATTTTTCTATCACATTGCTTGGCAACTCCGGTGTGTCGAAAACGATCCAGAAAGAATCCAGCAATAAAATTTGGATTGTTCGAAAATTCTCCTCGCTCACTCAAAGACTCCATGAAACTCGGATCCATGTCGTGAATCTGTGTTTCAAGCTCAAATGACATCACCCAAGTTTCCTCCATTTGTCCAAGCGCACCTAGGCAAAGCGATGCCAACTTGTTCTATTCTTGACGCGTATATGGGCTGTAATCATCCGTTCGAATTAGCACGGGCGTGGGATGTGCGGATGAAGTTTCCCAAGCACTGAGAGTTTTTGTCAACGCAACCTTCTTTGGCGGAGCCCCGACGACGTCTGCAATAGTATGTACAAACCGAGTTCAATTCATAGAACGCAAATTTGTGATTGTCATCAAATTCAATGCGATCATATGGTATTTTTCCATTGCATTGTTTGGCAATTCCAGTGTGTCTGAAATGATCAAGAAAATATCCAGCAACATCATTTGGATCGTTTGATGAAACCCGCCCACGTAAAGAATTGATGAATGCTGGATCCAAGTCGTATATTTTATCTTCAAAAATATACGACATAACCCATATTTCTTCAATTTGGCTGAACGCCAACAAACACAGCGATGCCAACTTGTTCCATTCTTGATGAGTGTATGGACTGGGATCATCCGTTTGAATTAGCACATGTGTGTGGCAAGGATGTAGTTTTTTCCGTCAATGCAACCTTCGTTGATGGCACGGACGTGGGATGTACGGATGCAACCTTCTTTGATGACACATCACGCGAAACAGAATCAGAGGCATGTCGGTAGTGCTTTGACATCTTTGTTTTTGCGAAAAGTGGCGCAAGCTAGGAACTCTATAATAAAGGTTTGACCGTATTTTCGGACAAACGGAATTACCTGGTTTTCCCGGAAAAAAATAATAGGTTAAAAACAAACGATAAACACCATGTCCGTAGTTCGACATCGAAGACGTGGCCTTCCAGTTGGCCCAAGTAAGGCCGCGATCGCTAAACTAGCTAAAAGGGGCGGAGTCAAACGCATCGGTAGTGATAGTAGCGGGCGGCACACGTTTGATGAGGTAAAGGGAGTCCTAAAACAGTTTATTGAAACTGTACTGAAGGATGCCATCATGTACACTGAATATGCAAGACGTAAGACCATTACAGTGGGGGACATTCTCTATGCACTGAAGAGGCAAGGAAGGCATGTGTATGGATTTGATGAGGGTGTAGTCGTGAAGCCTAAGAAAACCAAGGTCATCCCGCTCCACCGACGTCGCATTACTGATTATGAGATCTATGTGGATGGAAAGCACAAAGCAAATCGTTCACGACAAGATGGGCTTTGGGATGAACAAAGAGTTGATCAATTACGTCGTGTATATATGGAGGAAAAACAAGAAGAGGCTAGAGATGGTAAACACCGTTACTTTAAAATTTATTTTCGAACCAGACCAAGGGGACGAAAGGCTCAGGAGGCTCTTTATAAAGTGTATATCAATGGAAGGTTATTGAACAACCCCAGTCGATCTAATGGTTTATGGTTAAATCGTGAATTAACTGCTAAATTGAGAAGATTCAAAGAAACACATCGAGAATTAGGCCGAGGATTTGTGAAACTCTATTTGGAAAACAAATAAAAGATGGAAGACTTTATTTTTTGTGATAGTAATATTGTGAACGTTCATTTTGGTACCATGCAAATTGTTGTTCAGAATTGAACTGGATATCATTGACACGAGTTCCATTTGGGCATGGTTTTCCATACTGAGTGTTTTTCAAGAGGTCAATAAAGTCATAAGAAACAAATACTGGGTCATCAGAGGCACCACGGTCACTCACAGCCTCCACAAAATTGGTGTTGTTGAAGTACATTTGGTCCCCTATAAAGTTTACGAACACCCATCCGTCATGGCAAGACGGTTTGAGTTGGAGCCGCCCCAATTCGTCCATAAAAATTGACTTGAGTTGTTTCCACTCTTTGTCAGTAAAGGGGCCGTGATCCTCGATGACAGGTTTAGGAGGCGAGGGGATTACGGCATGTTCAGCGATATGTTGAATTGGTGCTGTTGATGGAGGCTCCGGAGTCCCATCCGGTGAATCCACCATTCCAATAGGATTGGGAGATTCGGTAACCGGTGGAGCCACGGGAGGTTTATCCGATAAATCCATCATTTGAACAGGCTCGGAAGACTCGATTGGTGAAGAAGGTGCAGGAGCCGCAGAAACCGCAGAAACAGGTGGAGCCGCGGTCGAACTAGCTCGAGTTTCCCAGCAGCGTTGGATCATCACCAAAGGGGTGTGTCGCAGCTTAATCTGGTCTTGGTAAAACCCCAAAAGTTCATAGGCGTGTTTGAGCTCAGTGCGGAGTGCGGCGGTGTCAACAATCTTCTGGCCATGGCGGAAGCTGTAGCGACATAGGGATTCCGCCAGAGGATTATTGCAATCATCCAAGAGCACATTGATTATTTGCTGGAAGACCAAAGAATCCTTCATGCACTGTTGCATTTCCGCCATTGCAGAATTGGCAAGATCACGCTCGAACTCGGCGGTCTTCCATTTGAGCTCAGATTCCATAACCATTTTGCGAAGGCGCTCCACTTCGTTGGTCAAGTTGCGATTCTGCTGCTTGGTACATTCAAGGCGACTTTGGGTATTTTCCAAGCTGCGTTCAAGGTTCATGACGCGATAATCAATGTTCGTGTAGTCGGTGAACATCGGAGGAATGGATGGGGCATCCACAGTCAATAAACCTTTGATCGCAGGATTAGTTTGGCGCTGCCACCCCTGAACAATGTTGACAATCTTTTGATACTGGTTGGGCAACTTTGAGTCCAAATCTTTCCAACGCTTTCCATCAGACCGCTCACGGTAACGTTGAACCGCCATGGGTGCATCACGAGGAGCATTGACAGCTTTGTGCAATTGGCTCTTCAAGCTGCGGATTTCGTTGTTGAGGACACCAACTTCCACCCACCGTTTAGAATTCTCGACCACAGCTCCCCATCGTCGACCCATAGCGTTGTTGGTCCGATGGCGAACCGAGCATCTCAAGCAACCTTGACCTTCATCGTTGATCCTGGTAAAGTCGGCCACCAAAGGAACTTTGACCATGTTGTTGTACACTTCCTCGGGAACCTCCACGTGATGCAGCCCCATCTTCACAAACTTGGTCTTGCAATCACCACATTTGTGATCCAAACGATGAATTACCGTCGCACACTTGCGGATAATGCTTTCCATGATATCAATCGGGTTGGATCGAAAGTTTTGCGACTTCAGTTCCTTTGATCTGCGTTTGGGAGGGTTTTTGGCCAGACGCAAAAGACAGGCCTTAGTCTGCGCAATGCCTCGTTTCCGTTCCCGTTCAGCCTTGAGAGACAAACGAGTAACCAGAGTGCGTTCCATCGGAGACTTGTATGTTGAATTAAACATGTTGGACAAAAAAGTGCGGAGGGAAAAACCTTTATTGTTGGACCTTTCGAAATCCCGGACTTTCCGGAGTTTCCAGTAAATTCCAGTCAGTGTCAGTTTTTATTGGGGACTCCTCCTGGAATTCCATCCGCGCCCTGACCTTCTGAAGTTCACTCCGTATTTCTCTCAGTTGCAGGCTTTGGGCGTGCAAAAGAATTTCCAATTGTTCCAAGTTCACATTTTGCGAATCCCTGCCCCGCTTGGTCTCCTTGATCCCCTTGCTTGTGCTGATGTTCCCCATACGTTGCTTTGGTTGCAGTAAGGTCGTTGGTGCTTATTACAAATCATACCTGAAAATGCTTCGATCTGGCGAAACCAAAAAGAACGCTCTGAATCGTCTTGGGATGAAACGAATTTGCTGTCGACGGATGTTCTTGGCCCATGTGAATCGCATTGACCTTCAGCTGGAAGTCCAACGTCTCGAACAATATAATGGACAATAAAAAACAAAATAACTGTAACACAATGGATTGGAGATGGATGTACGTTGACCCTCCAACCCGAGATGTGGCTCAATATTTTGAACGGAAACTTCAAGGACCAGATAGTTTATGGTTTCTCAAATATATGGGTCAGTTTGTGACCGATGTGGTCCCGAAGCATACCACATCTCAAGCTGCATTAGCTACTTGGCTGGGCCATATAGGATTTAACTTAAATCAAATGTCGTTTATGAAGGCTTACCAACAATTCATGAATGGTATACCGAATTACGACAACAGTCAAAATTACATTATCTACATATACATTATCATTGACGGTTACTATGTAAATACTGTGCTTTACATTAATTCCTTGAATCCCAATCCTTTATTTGAGTATTTTTGTCCGCATCCAGAACTGTATGCATCCTCTGAGCCCCTAAGATCCATCATATGCTTGTTTATTCAAAAACTGGCCGATGAATGGATGCGTATGGGTCGAAGGCTGTGCAAGAGCATGTGTAAAGCGTACCACTTTGATGGTAGTCAATTTAGGCCTTCCAATCTTTACACCAGTCTATTCTTGGCTGAGCGCCAAAAGGGTTCCTTTAAGCAGGTCTTCAAGTTATTTAAGCGTATCCGTGACGGCGCTGCTTTTGAAACAAAAGCTTTGCGTGTGCTACAAGCATATGGTAGAGATTTGGCCAAATGTTTTGTTACTATTAATCCTGAACGTATTGAAAATTTATCTGGTATCGACAGGGACTTGACTGTGGGAAGATTTCGCAAATACGGTCAGCGCTACTTTAGTTTACAGTCTATTGAACCAGTAACAGCTGAAGTTATGGCAAAGGTTTGGCCGTACTTGGAAACTTGCAAACTCCTCCAGGGTTCTCGAGACTTAGAGTCTTTGCAATCACAAGCCTGGGGAACCGACTTAACAGAAGATCAGGCGGAAGAATGGAAACGGTTTATTCCTAAGGGTGGTGCTGTGCGTCCATCATTTTTCCCACCACCAGTCGTGGTTACCCAACCCCGTAGAGCAAAAACACCTGCTGCGGGTCGCCGACAGAAGCGCCAAAGTGTCGCAGAAAAGCGAGAGGAAGAAATAGAGCAGGCAATAGAGCGGTTTTTGCGATCGTATAAACAAAACAACTAAAACGACGAAGAAAACTCGTATTATTAGTCGTAACAGTAACGCCCTCGCAACTCTCTAAACTTGCGCACCGACCCATATTTGTGTTGTAATTCCTGCGCGGACGGTAACTCTGGAACACCCAACAACCAGCATCCTTTAAGGGTTTTTTTGTCTGAAGAGTATCCCAACCATTGTAGATAAGGTTGTTGGGGCCGAGTGGATCTCAAGGATTCCATATACTCAATGATTCGAGGAAACTCTTTGCCTTCTCCATAATAACTCAAAGGTTGTGTTAATATCTTAAGTACTTGATCACGCAAGGATGTGTCGCGTTTCTGGGAAGGTCCAGAGTTTGGGAGATTTCCACGCCTCCATCCGACACTCCGATAAGGGCAAACGATTCTCAAGGAAGCATAATGTGCCAAGTTCATTATAATAAAACTTTGTTCATCTTCTGAAACCCAAGGTACCGGAAATTGCAGAAGGATCTTCATGGTTCCTGCGCTCCCGAATAAACATGATGTTGTCAAGGAAGGGGAGTCGTGGAGAAAACCCGAAGAAACATAATAACGAGGAATGAATTGAGGAATGGCGGTATCTGGTGAAGTTCGTGAATCCAAGCATGGAAATGTGGCTTCTTGCCGCGACTTGTCGGACCCACAAAATTGTGTCACCAGATGGGCACGTCCTTGAAGCAAAGAACGTTCCAGGATAACATCCCAGTTGAGGAAAGGGACGAAATCCTCACTTAAAATACAGATGTACGATTCACCCTTATAACCTTGAGAAAGCAGCTGGTAAATTGCGGTACTGGTACCACCCCAATTGGTTACGTTATGTACCCTAATATGTTTATGGTTGGATGCGGGTTGTCTTTGATGTGTCAAAAAGATGATACGTTGTGGAACATATGCTTGAGACCGCAGCTGTTCTAATTGAAGTGGGCTCAAATTCGGTACCACTGCTAATATTTTGGAGCCAGTTTCGCGCATTCGAGCATTGTGTATTTGTTTCACTTCCCTGTCCAAACCATGAGTCTGACTGCGGTTATATATGGACGAAACCACAATGACTAAGAATGCAACAGCCGTCAGAATTAATAAAATCATCTTTTTACAAGCAAAAGAGTTTACAAAGAAGGTTGAGAAACTAGGTTTTTTTTTATTTAAAATTTCGAATCATGGTAGCATGCCATTCGTCAAGTACTCCATCTGAAAGCCCATAATTCACGACACGTAGTTTATGGTGCTGCAAGTGATAGTCATTGAAAAACGTTCCCAAACTGCTCCTATCATACCAATTGGTATGGGCCAGGAATCCGCTGAAGTGAGCCACAATCACATAAACTGCAGCATCGCTTTGACACAAACGAAACAGCACCATAGGTAAGTAAACCGGTAAAATATTGAGACACAATTGTTCCACCGGGTGCGCATGATACACAACCTTGGCTTGGGGATTTTCGAACTCATGGTGCACGTGATGTACGATTGCATATAGTCGTGGATGGTGGAGCAGTCGGTGCACATAATAGAAGAGCACACTGGTCACTGGAAAGCACAAGGCCAGTTGCCACCAACTGCTGTGAGCCTCATCATAATGTCCGGCCCAACAAGACCATTCGAATAACAAGTTACTTCCCAGCATATTTACCACCATCAGGGGATTCCATGGGATCTTTGTGGTGTGCCAAAACTCCACTGAATCTTGAAACTTCTGAGGAACCAAGTTGTCTGACAGGTGAATTGCCAGAAGGTCTATTATTGTGAGTAAAAATGTAATCTCAAACATCGTCGTCTTCTTGAATCCACAAAAGAATTTCGGAAACTAGAGTGCCTATGAACGCAAGTACGAGAAGTACAATGGCTGCGAACGTCCACTTCTTTTCCTTGTGTACCCATTCATTCATAAAGCCCAGGGATTGAGTTTGTGACATGCGGTTATGTAAGCGGTACAGCAGAACTGCCAGAGATACCGTGGCTATGCGTTCAATGGCCACCGATATCATGGCCAGCACATGCGCAACTTTACGAGTGTTCATATCTCTTTTTTACATATTAAGCATTGGTTTCCTCAGCCAATTGTTCAGCACAAGCAGCTTCAATGATTCCACGAATGCGGGCAAGTTCGGCTTGATTTTCTACAGTTTCGTCACCAAGCAATAATTCTACCAAGTCGTAGAAATCGTAGAGGTCTTCTAAATCATCTGCAGCTAATTGGGCCGCTTTTTCGGGGTTACATGCATATTGATCTACAATCAATTGAGCTACCAATCGCTCGAGCAACTCTTGCTGTTCTCCGGTCCAATCCCCCGCCTCTCCAGAACCTTTACATGCATCATCGAAGGGATTCAGTTTATCTCCATAGTCACAGCCTTGAAGGCCAGCGGCCAAGGCAAATAGTCCGAGGTAGATAATAACAGCAATGAACAGTCCAAGAAAAAATCCGCCAGTTGCATCCATGGTTTTCGTTTGTTTTACAAGGAACAGAAAAAGTCCTGGCGTATTTGTCAAAATGAGGTGTGGTCTTGTTGGTTTGGGACATTGGGGTAAAAATCTTTACCGAGAACTGGGAGCTAGGTTAGTGGCCGTGTGTGAACTTGATACCAAGGTGTGGCCCACATATCAACGACCTGGGCTCAGGTTCACTACAGACTTACATGAGCTATTGGATCTCTGTGACGCTGTCTATGTGGCTACTCCTATTGGTACACATTATGGGGTGGCCAGAGCAGCCCTGGAAGCTAAAAAGCACGTCTGGGTTGAAAAACCATTTTGTACAGATAGTAAACTTGCCGAAGAGTTAGTTAAATTGGCGCAAGCTCAAGGTGTGCGGCTCTTCGTGGGGCATATTATGAATTACCACGGTTCCTTCTTGAAGGTTCTGGAGTGGTTAAGGCAAAATCCGGGTGAACCGATTTTGCAATTCATTTCTGAAAGGGGCAAGGTAATCCCCAATAATCAACGACATCCAGGTGATCTACTTTTTGACCTAGCTCCTCATGATCTGTCTATTATGCGGCGTCTTCTCAGTGGTCAAGAAGTTGGAGTACATATTCAAGGCTGTCCTCAGACTCATGTGACCGCTCATTTTGTATTTTCCAGTGAACAACAAGCGTTCATGACCTGGTCTAGGACTTTTGTCCAAAAGAAGGCTTCCTACACTTTAGTGACCCCGAATTTCATGTTACTCTTTGATGACACCAAGAGTGACACCTCTGAAAAATTATTGATTCAACATCGATCGACTGGGTACCAACATTTCGGGGAACCCCCCGAAGAGTGTACCTCACCGCTTCAAAATGAAATCCAAGCTTTCTTGGATCCAGCCGAGCCATACACCACTGGTGAAGAAGGTCTCGAAGTTGTAAAACTTTTGGAAGTCCTAAAACAAAACTTATGAGCGCTCCTTTTGAAACTTTAACATACGAAGACCCCAAGGTCACTTTTACGCGATACAACCCTGAAACCGCGTGCCCACTACCACAATGGGTTCAACCTCCCATGAAACCTATTGTTCACGCCCCTCAGCCGCGTTATCCGGCTCTCGGTGGCCTGCGTCCAATGTCTGCTTACTCACCAGCCTATCTTCGGTCGCAATGGTTTCGTCAACAAAACAGCTACCGCTGAGGCCCCTGATCCCGTTGTGGACGCGGATGGCGCTGCATTTGTTGTTTCTTTAATTTAATATACTCTTCTTGGAGGCGTCGATATTTGCGGGCCTTTTGTCGTTCTTTCTTTTGCTTTCGTGTTTTTCGTTCCTCATATTGACGCTGCAACGTATCTTTATAACATTGTCGATGATCGTGACAGAATTCATCCCATTTTTGTTCATCTACCAGGTATCCCACGGGTTCCCGGCATCCTGGACAAATACACACTGTTGGGGAATTACCAGCGGGAATTGAAACAATTCGAGGCATTTTATTTTTATAGACACATTCGAAATGTGTAATGCGAGATCTGAAACGATTATGTTATACTCCATCCAGTACGCCTTTTCCATGATTATGGGTATCGTGTACGCGCCTTTTTGTGCTACGGACTTTTACTTGGAAATTGCGTCTGATTTATTAATATTGGAAATAATTAAACAAACTTAGAAAAACCTAGAATGTCAAATACTCCCAATACTGAACAAGGGTAAATCAAACCCAAGCCCTCGAAAGGGCGCTGCAGTTAGAAGCGTGGAACCAAATTCCTGAGAA